CTAGAGTTACTAAATCATTTGTTGATGCCCTTAATATTCAAGCTGCAAGCGTAGATGCAAACAGCGTTGCTTTAGGCACAGATACTACAGGCAATTACATTCAAACCATTACAGGAACTGCTAACAAAATTACAGTTACAGGCTCAGGCAGTGAATCTGCTGATGTAACTTTAACTTTGCCAGATGATGTGCAAATAGCAGATAGCTTAACAGTTGCAGGAAATTTAACTGTTAATGGCACACTAACATCATTAGATACAACAAACTTAGACATAGAAGATAACTTATTCCAGCTTAATGCAGGACTAACAGGCAGCCCAGTTAATGATTCTGGTATGTTGATTAATAGAGGTGATCAAGATAATGGTATCTTTATGTGGGATGAGTCTGTTGATAAATTCACATTAGGATTAACCACAGCCGATGGTACAAGCACAGGCAACATCACCCTTAACTCACTTGGTACTTTGGTTGCTAATTTAGAAGGTAATGTCACTGGTGATTTAACAGGAACGATACAAACAGCAGCTCAGCCTAATATCACAAGTGTTGGTACGCTGACAGGTTTAACAACTACAGGCGATATTAACTTTGGCGATAACGACAAAGCAGTCTTTGGTGCAGGTTCAGATTTGGAAATCTACCATAATGGTGCAGGTAGTTATATTGATGATAGTGGTGATGGTTCTTTATATATAAGAGCCAATAATCTTTATTTACAAAAATACACAGGTGAAACATATTTAGCAGGAGTGGCTGATAGCTCTGTTTATTTATATTACAACGGATTAGAAAAGCTTAGAACTTTAACGGCTGGCATAGACGTAACAGGAACAGTAACAAGTGATGGTTTGACTGTTGATGGAGCTGGCTACGCATACTTAGGAAACATTGCGGCATATCGTGGCGAGCTTAATTATGATAGTTCAGGTAATACGTCACTAACTATCGCTAACAGTTGGGATAATGATAATTCCGAAATAAACTTTAAAGTAAAAACCGCAGGTACTGGAAAAAAAGCACTTCAGATAAAAGGCAACGGAGATATCTCTTTTTACGATGATACAGGAACTAGCCAAGCTCTATTCTGGGATGCAAGTGCTGAGTCTTTGAGAGTTGGTTCTACGTCAGCTATTTTTACGAACTCTGTGATTTCAGGTGTTTCGGCTCTTGGTCCAACTATAGGTGCAAAACAGACAACTGCCGCCCAATACGCAGGGGGCTTTTGGAACGCCGACACTGGAACAGTAAATCTACTCGGCTTTTATGCGGGTAGCTCAGGAAACCAAATAGGGTCTATTGCAGGTACTTCTACTGGCGTTTCTTTGTTCGGCTCAGGCGGCAATGGGCTGACAGTAAACTCCAGTGGCAACGTTGGAATTGGTACGAGTAGTCCTCAAAGTAAATTAGATGTTGAAGGCGGTAATAATGTATTTGATATAGCAAGATTCGGAAGTTCTACAAGTGATAATAGCGAAATAACACTTGGGTATTTTGATGGAACTGCTACAAATGGTATACCTTCATTAATAGGCAATTCAGATTTCGGTGGTTTGGTACAAGGTGGAGAAAATGGTCATCTTGTTTTAGGTATCAGAGATAACGATACTACTGATGCAGTAGATATAATAAGTGGTGGCGGAAACTTTATGACTGACAGCACTTACGACACTTTAGTTGCAACATTTAAAGCTGATGGCAAGGTTGGAATTGGTAGCGCTTCACCTGATGAATTACTAACTTTAAGAAATGCAGACCCAACATTACTTATTCAAGGAAATCAAGCTTCTGGAGTACATTATTCTGAAATAGATTTTAAAAACCAAGCAGGCTCTGTATTAGGAAAGATAGGCTTAAGTTATTATGGAGGAGCATCAGAATTTTATCGTAATGTGCCTACTAGCTGGTCTCATGTTTGGAAAGTAAACAACTCAGAAAATATGCGTATCGACTCTTCAGGCAACTTGTTGGTGTCGACTACTGATACAGCACCAGCAACAAACAATGTAGCAGGTATAGCATTAAGAAATGAAGGTCATATTAATGTCAGTCGTTCTAGTGGTGTTGTTGGTTACTTTAACAGAATAACTAATGATGGAACTATTTTAGACTTCCGCAAAGACAGCACAACAGTTGGAAGTATTGGTTCTAAAGTCGGTGATGTTTACATAGGTACAGGCAATACTGCGCTGGCGTTTTACGATGCAGGTAGCTCCATTTTGCCTTACAACACCAGCACCTCTGGTTATAACGATAATGCACTTAATCTTGGAAATGCAAATTACGGCTTCAAAGACCTCTACCTTTCAGGCACTATCAATATGGCAAACAATGTTGCATTAAATATGAGAAATGCAGCAGATACTGCAAACTATAGAGCCTTAAGACTCAATACTTCAAATAACTTAGAATTACATGATGGTAAGGTTGTTATTCAACCTGCAGGCAACGTTGGTATTGGTGATACAAACCCTTACTCAAAATTCGTCGTTTACCAAAGCGCTGTAGGTATTGGAGCTGCAGATTTAAGGCACGTTAACGGCAACCGCATACTACTTAATCCTAGTTATAATTATTATGATGCCTATAACCATATTTTCCGTGGGTTAAATGGTACGTCTACTCACATGACCATAGATAACAGTGGCAACTTGTTGGTGGGTACTACTAGTACACTCCGTAGTAACAAGTTTCATGTCAACGCAAGTAATTTTGTATGCGGTTTTAATGTTACAGGCGGTACTGGTGAAGCTGTTGCATTTTTTAGTAACGGTACGGTAGTTGGTTCGGTTTCTGTTACTGGTTCAGCCACCGCCTACAACACATCATCAGACGCAAGACTAAAAGATGTTACAGGCTCTGCAAGAGGTTTAGAGGTAATCAACGCACTTAATCCAGTAGCTTATAACTGGAAAGAATCAGGACAAGCTGACGAAGGTCTTATAGCTCAAGAAGTATTAGACATAGTTCCTAACGCAGTATCAGGTTCAGAAGAAGAAATGTATCAAATGGATTACAGTAAATTAGTAGTTCATTTAGTTGCAGGAATGAAAGAACAACAAACAATAATAGAGTCTTTAAAGGCTCGTATAACAGCTTTAGAAAGCTAATAAACCAAGAGGAGAATAAAAATGGCAATATCATATGAATGGAATGTAAACACAGTAGACGTATACCCTACTGACGAAGGACACAGCGATGTGATTTATAACGTGCACTGGCGATTAAACGCCACTGATACTCAAGTAGATGCAGAGGGCAATCCCTACACAGCATCTGCTTATGGTACTCAAAGCTTAGACACATCTGATCTTTCTGATTTCACAGACTTTGACAGCGTGACAAGCTCACAAGTACAAGGTTGGGTCGAAAGTGCAATGGGTGCAGAAGAGGTGCAATCTTTAAAAGATGGTTTGGATGCAAACATAGCAGGGCAAATCAATCCAACAAGTGAAACTAAAACTTTAGTATCTTAATTTTATTTATTTAAATATTAAGATAGAATATAACTTTATTAACTAGCTTTTATAGGGAGCAAACTATGACTGAAGAGAAAAAAGAAATGACCAACGAAGAACCAATCATCCTTACATTTGATGATGTGCCTTACAGGGCATCTGATTTGAATGAGGAGCAATTGTCTTTAGCTATTGACTTAAATCAAATAGTTCCAGAGCTTAGACAATTAGAGCAAAGACACGCTAGGGTGATGAGAGAAAAGAATCATTTGGTTAATGACTTTAAACGTAGCTTGGAAGTGGAGACACCAGAAGATACACAAACAGAGGAATCTGAATAATGGAATTATTACCTATTTTTAACACAATTATTATTGGCTTTCTTTTGTGGGTACACAAAGAAGAAATCAAGAAATTGAAGAAATAATGCCTAACGCCAAGCCAACAGCAGCTACTGTACATACTGAGCTCGTCAGACACGAGACAGAATGTGCAGAGCGTTGGCGAACTAATTTTAAACAATTAGACAAGTTAGAATCATCCATGAACAGCATGAAGGTCTGGCTTCTGGGTGGTCTTACGACAATAGCTGCATCACTTTTCACGATTATCGTGAGGGGTATGCTTTAAAAACAATCTATGATTGAAAAACTCATTAAGCCTGTTGGCGACATTCTGGATAAGTTTGTTGCTGACAAGGATTTAAAACTTAAACTATCCCACGAATTAGAAAAAGAAATTGTTTCTTTAAATAGAGCACAAATAGAACTTAACAAGGTTGAAGCATCACACGAAAATGTTTTTGTTGCTGGCTGGAGACCTTTTATTGGTTGGGCTTGTGGTATAGCACTTGTTTATCATTTTCTTATTGAGCCTATTATTCAATACATTCTTATTATAAATGGCTCTGATTTTACAACTCCAGAATTTGATTTTAGCCAGCTTTCAACAATCGTCATGGCGATGCTTGGTATGAGCAGTTTAAGAACTTACGAAAAAACAAAAAAATAATGTACGCCTGTATGCCCAGAGAAGATAAACATTTTGATAGAGAGCTTATTAGAAAAAGGCTGATAGATTTTGAGGGCTTAGTCCTCAAGTCCTACGTTTGCCCCACAGGATATACTAGCGTGGGCGTGGGTAGGAATCTTGAGACCAATGGCATCACAGAAGAAGAAGCCATGTACTTGCTTAACAATGACATCAGCACAGTCATCAAGAAACTAGACAAGCACTGGATAGCTTGGCGTAAGTTTCCTATTGCAGCTCAGTATGTTTGCATAGACCTAGTATTTAATATGGGCATAAATTCATTTATGTCATTTAGACATACAAGAAGTTACATGGAGCTAGGCGAGTGGGAAAAGGCAGGAGATGAACTTCTCAATTCAAAATATGCTGAACAGGTGGGCAGACGTGCCCTTTTTAATTCGGAGCAACTGAAAAGCTGTAAGGAATGACCCAATGGCTAGTGCTAAATCTGTTGGGGATTTTGGTGAATATTTAGCAGCAGCCTACTTGTCCTTGCTTGATGAAATTACGACAGTTTTAATCGTACCTCATGGAGCTTCAGCAGATATCATCTTTGAATACAAACTCAGCCTGTATCGTTGTCAAGTTAAAACTGCAACCAAGATAGAAAAAGCCAGACAAAACTGGCGTTTTGATTTAAGGCGTGGGCTTCATGCCAAAAACAGAACTTACAAGCGTAACAGCATTGATCTATTCGCTCTAGTATCTCTAGGGCATCAGAACGTGGTATTCATGCTGCCACAAACCAAAAACCAAATCACCATCACTGATGAGCATATGAAAAACAACGATGCTCTCAAAAACCTGCAAAATATTATCTCTGAAATTAATTGATTATATAACTTTACATTTATATTAATGTATAGCACAATATATTATTGATTAATAAAAAA